GCTATGGCCCCTACAAGTGACCCATTTAGTTCAAGTGTACCTATGTCAACAGCAGGAATGCCAGAAGGAATAGCAAACGCAGTAACAAGAGATTATAGTAGTTTAATGAAAGCAATAGATAAGAAAAAAGGAAGATAAAATATGCCATTAATTCAAAGTACAAAAAAAATAAACCCATTAGATCTTAACAATAATGCTAGGATTGGGGTAGCTTTTCCTTTGAATGATAAAAATATGACTTCTGGTACACAAACAACTAAAGAACAACTAAAAGCTAACTTTTTAAATTTATTACTGACAATACCAGGCGAAAGATTAAATCATCCTACTTATGGTATTGGTTTAAAAGGACAATTATTTGAAAGTAGTATAGATGAGGTTACATTACAAGAAAATATAAATGGGCAACTAGCATTTTGGATTCCTGAAATAATAACAACTGATATTTCTTTAAAACAAAATATAGACCAATATAGAGTTTCTCTTACATTAACATATTCAATTACGTTAGATGAAACAGAAGACTCAATACAAATAAATTATAGTTAAAATGGCTTACTCAAAAGTATCAAATAAAACACAAGATAAAGACGTTAAATATTTAAGTAAAGATTATAACTCTTTTAAAGATCAATTAATGGATTTTGCGGAAGTATATTTCCCTAATAATTTTAATGACTTTAGTGAAGGCAACCCTGGTATGATGTTTATGGAAATGGCGGCATATGTAGGTGATGTTTTATCTTATTACACAGACACACAATTACAAGAATCTTTTTTATTATTAGCTAAAGAAAAAGAAAACTTATTTAATTTAGCTTATGCTATGGGTTATAAACCTAAAGTAATAGACGCATCTAATGTTGATTTAGAATTATTTCAATTAATACCTTCAACAGGAGTTAGTGGAGATTATCAACCCGACTTTAATTATTGTTTACAAATTGACCCAAATTCAACATTTAATTCTACTGAAGGTTCTACTTTTTATATTAATAATGAAGTAGATTTTAAAGTATCTTCAAGTTTTAACCCAACAGAGCTTAGTATATATCAATATGATAGTTCAAATAACCCTGAATATTATCTTTTAAAGAAAAAAACAAAAGCAATATCAGGACAAACTAAAGAACAAACATTCACATGTGGTGCAGCAGAAGCGTTTAAAACATTAACTTTATTTGATACTAATATTTTATCTATAGAATCTATAAAAGACACAGATGGAAACGAATATTATGAAGTACCTTATTTAGCACAAGATATAATTTTTCAAGAAGAAGAAAATGTAGGAACTAATGATCCCGAATTATTAGGGTTTAATGGTGAAACACCTTATTTACTTAAAATAATAAAATCATCAAGAAGATTTGTTTCTAGATTTAAAGCAAACAATCAATTAGAAATACAATTTGGGGCGGGTAATAGTGATAAAGCAGACGAACAAATAATACCAAATCCCGATAATATAGGTTTAGGAATTAAAGATGGAAGAAGTAAATTAGACACAGCATATGATCCTTCAAACTTTTTAATGACTAAAGCTTATGGTCAAGTACCTTCTAACACAACATTAACTGTAAAATATTTAGTAGGAGGAGGAATAACTTCAAACGTAAATGCTAATACAATTACAGAAATAGACACACTACTTACTTCTAATAATCCTAATTTAAATGGTTCATTACTTAACTTTGTAAAAACATCAGTAGCTGTAAATAATCCAGAAGCAGCCAAAGGAGGAGGTGATGGTGATTCAATTGAGGAAATTAGAGAAAACACAATGGCTCAATTTGCTACACAAAACAGAACAGTAACAAAAGAAGATTACATAATAAGAACTATGAGTATGCCTTCTAAATTTGGTAGAGTAGCTAAAGCTTATATAGTTCAAGATGATCAAATTTCACCATTATCAAATGAATTTAATAGAATTCGTAATCCATTAGCTTTAAATTTATACACTTTAGGATATGATAATAATAAAAAATTAACAAACCTCAACACAGCTACAAAAACAAATCTACAAACATATCTTGAACAATATAGAATGCTAACAGATGCTGTTAATATTAAAAATGCATTTGTTATTAATTTTGGACTTGATTTTGAAATTACAGCATTTAAAAACTATAATAATAATGAAGTAATATTAAATTGTGTAGCTGAGTTACAAGACTATTTTAATGTAGATAAATGGCAAATCAATCAACCTATTATAAAATCAGAAGTTGAAAATTTATTATCATCTGTAGTAGGAGTACAGTCAGTAGAAAAATTAATATTTACAAATAAAAGCGGAACAGCTTTGGGTTATTCACAATACAAATATGATTTTGAAGGAGCTACAAGAAAAGGAGTTATTTATCCTGCTTTAGATCCAAGTATTTTTGAAATTAAAAACTTAAACACTGACATTAGAGGACGTGTAACAACATACTAATATGGCATATTATTTTATATTCCCCGAAAAAGACGCTACAATATATAGTCACCCAGATAGAACAAAAATGAACACTGGGGGTGATGAAATTCTTGAAATTGTAAAGGAAAAAGGAAGCACAGACACACTGTATTATCCTTCAAGAGTTTTAATTAAATTTAAAAATGAAGACATTAAATCTACAATCACAGATAAAATAGGCCCCTCTGTGTTTAATAATGGAACTTCAGAAGTAGCTTTACAACTATTATCGTCAGAACATAAAAACCTAATAACTCCTTTAAATTTAGAAGTATTTGCTGTATCCCAATCTTGGGAAGAGGGTTCTGGTAGATATCCTAATTCTCCTATAATATCAAATGGAACAAGTTGGATTTATAGAGATAATGATATAGATAAAACATTATGGGTATCTTCAAGTTTATTTAGTAGTAGCTACACAGGTAGTTTAGGACCTAACACTACCGCATCTTTTGGAAATAGTAATGTACCCGAAGGAGGATCAGCTTGGTACACAGGTAGTGCATTTCAAGGATCACAACAATTTTTACGTGGAGATAATTTAGACACAAACATAAATGTAACTTCAATAATACAAAAATATTCTGCAAGTTTATTTGCTAATGATAACTACCCAACAGGTATACACAATGAAGGTCTTATTATTAAACAATCTGATTCTATTGAACGAAACATGTCAAGTAGTTTTGGTGAAATGCAATATTTTTCAGTTGATTCTCATACAATTTATCCACCAAGATTAGTTTTTAAATGGGATGATAGTATACACTCTTCACAATCAATAGCAAAACAATCAGGAGAATTAAATGTTTCATTATATCGAAATAAAGGAGAATATAATCAAAATGATGAAGCATTTTTTAGAATCCATGTAAGAGATAAATACCCAGCAAGACAATTTACATCTTCTTCTAATTATTTAAATGTAGGGTATTTTACAACTGCTTCATATTATAGTGTAAGAGACGCACATACAGAAGAAGAAGTTATTCCTTTTGATACTACATTTACAAAGTTAAGCTCAGATAATGAAGGAATGTATTTTAAAATATATATAAAAGGTTTACAACCTGAAAGAAATTATAGAGTATTATTTAAACACACTAATAACGAAGGAACAACAATATATGATAATAATTATCATTTTAAAGTAGTTAGATAATGGCCAAAAACAAACAAATACAATTTCAATCTATTAAACCTGTTATAGAAAATAATAAGCCTAATTTTTCTAAACCCACAGGAACAAAAGGTAATTATATTTTAGATAGTGGGGGGAAACCAGTTTCACCTATTACAAAACCTTTTGATGGCGAATTAATAGAATTACAAAAAAGACATTATGGTCAGAATAATATAGGTGAATTATTAGATAGAGGTTTTTCTGAAATAACAAAAACAAAAGAACGTATTTCACCTGATAACTTTTTTAATTTATACCAAGAATTATTTTATGATATTCCTAAACAAGGAAAAAGATCACACACTTTTTTAATTGAAGAAAGTACAAAATATATAGGTGGATACGAAGATCCTAAAGAAGATAAGATACAAAATTTACTAGATAAAATAGTAGATTTAGAAACTACAATGATACAAACACCTACTGAACATCCTTTATTTAGAAACGGAACAGCTATTAGAGCAGGTGGTAAATTAGGTATAATGCAAGAAGGAAAATTAAGATCAGTTTCTAACCAAGGCGATCCTTCACCATTTACACAACTTAAAAAAACACTAGGAATAACAAATGCTGATGGAAAACCTCTAACGGGGGAAGATAGCTGGACTAGAGTCTCAGAACAAACCTGGGATTCTTTACCAAAATGGCCAGAAGGAACAGCAATTAATGAATCAGCTGATTGGAGTTTATCATTAGCACAATTTAATAAAGCAGCAAGTAATATAACTATATTAACTGAAAATATAAAAATATCAGAATTAGACAGAGCAGAAATTAATTTTTTAATGTCAGAATTACAAAATAAAACACCTTTTGAAGGCATAACAATAGAAGATAGTTTATCTGGAAATGTACCTCCTGAAGATTTAACACCTTTTGGAGTACCTGGAGATAAAGAGGGCGATATAGACATTTATTATAATGGTGGAGAATTTGGAGACGCAGGAAAAATTAGTTGGAGAAATATAATGAATAATATTATAGCAAAGTATGAAGCTAAAGATAATAAAGGTATTTATGGTTTAGGTAACAATATATATCCTAAAAGTATGATATCTGGTCATCTTTCCCAAGGTGAATATAGACTAGAAAAAAACAGAAGACGAGAAGAAAGAAATGACTATTTAGCTGCAGCAGCAACAGGAGCAGCAATTGGATCATTTATTCCTGGTGTTGGAACACTACTAGGAGGACTTATTGGAGGAGAAATAGCAGGAGGTGCACCTATTTATAGTCCTAGTATTAATAATCTTTATTTTAATCAACCTCAAATATATGGTACTGATTGGAAAAGTCAATTAGTTGAAGATTTAGAAGACTTACAAGCTGAAATAAGAAATAGAAAATTTGAACGATACTATTTTCAATTTGATCCAGAAAGAAGTTTACAAACACAAACTATAGAAGGAATATCTGTATCAACAGGACAATTATTTTGGGTAAAAGACCCATCATCTGTTTACCAAGATTGGGCAGTAAGACAAGTTCAAGAAAAAATAGATAATCATATTAATGAATATAGTAATAGGGGTAAATTAAGTAATTTAGAAGACCAAATAAGAGGATATTAATATGAGCCATAATAATCAATTTAACATAACAGATATATCATCAGAAGTAAAACTGAGTTTTGATACTACTTCTTTTAGAGATTTA